AGGAGTAATATTATGTATGTATACTTAGTAGTACTAATGCTTAATGGTTTGTATTCAGTTCAGGCACCTAACATGGTGTTCCCTGATAAGGATACTTGTGAACGAGTCAGAGCAATCAACACCAAGAAACTTAGGGACAAAAGTCCTACACCAAATGCAAAGTACTATGCTATTTGTGTGCAGATACCAAAGGATATAGACGCTTAATGCAACTAGAACTATTTGAAGCTGTCAAAACTGTCTGTGAGAATGGCCTTGAATGTAATAACTGTGGTGTTGTACAACCTGTAGAAAACTTTCAACACATGGTATCAGGTGAGATAAAAAGAAAGTGTAGGAGTTGCGCACGTAATCAATCTAGGTTAATCAAACATCTAAAGACACTGCATCCGTACCCTGATGAGGGCTATACCTGTCCCATCTGTGATCGTACTATAGAAGACATAGCTAGAAAAGGCCAGAAGATGTTAAGGTCTTGGGTCTTAGATCATTGTCATGAGACAGAAACCTATAGGGGTTGGGTGTGCTTTAACTGTAACACAGGACTAGGTGCCTTCAAGGATGACTTGCAGAAGGTTAGTAATGCCTGTAAGTATCTTGAACAACATGAAGCTAATCTAAATAAAGGAATTAATACTAATGACTAAGTGGACAGTACCAAGCACCGGAGATATATTTGGTATGGCGGAAGACTTTGAGAAGGAGATGAACGTAGACAATCTTATGGAACGGGACAAAACGTGGATTGATGAATGTTTTGACCCAGTAACTAAGCCTTTACATTACAACACAGGTGGTGTAGAATGTATTGACTACATCAAGCAAGTCTTAGGCACTGAGGGTTTCATTGCGTACTGTCATGGTAATATGATTAAGTATCAACACCGTCACAGATACAAGAACAACCCTGTTGAGGACATGGATAAAGCCAACTGGTACATGCAGAAGATGCGTGAAGCAATGAAGGAGATCCACAAGTGAAGCCATACGATCAGGGTAAGGAAGCCTTCAAGTCAGGCAAGGTAGGCAATCCTTACGGTGCTAACACACGACCTAACAAAGATTGGGAGTTCGGTTTTAATACTGAGTATTTCAAGAACTTAGAAAAGATAGTAGCACATGAACAAGCCCATCAATCTTGAACAGGAAGCTAAGACTTACACTCGTAAGAAACGTAACCCAAACATGATTAAGCCCCTCACCGCCCGAAGGTATCTAGCAGGGCAAGCTCTTGCTGGGATACTATCAGGTAGTAAGGGGCCATTGAATATGTCTGAGGTAAAGCGTTCATCATACGAGTGGGCAGACTTTATGTTAGATGAGGATGATTAGTTTAATCCAAGATCACCGTAGAAAATCTTGTCGTAGTTATCTAACAAGACTTTAATTTTTTGTAGTGTGAGTAATCCATCTTCTTCTTTAAGAAGATCTTCAAGCTTACCTTCTACACCAAGATATTTCATAACTCTCTGGGTTTCTTTTTTATTTTTACTAGAGATAACACGTACCATATCTAAACTCTTTGGAATCGCACCTGATTCAAAGACTCTAAGAACTTGTTTTCTGGCATCTTCTACAATCGTAGAAATTACTTTTTCTTTTTCTATCAGAGGCATCCTAAAGTAAGTTGGATTCCTTCTTAAGTATTTAGTGGCTGAAGAGTTTAAGTAAGGCTCAACTAAAGCATTCATTTGGTTTTTTATTACAGCAGGCCCATTAAACGAGATAGCATTCCAAGGACTCTTACCTGCCGAATTTAACATAACCTCTATAGGAGTTGGTTCAGGTGACATTCTGTAACCCATTATTTGTTTACTAAAATCAACAGGTTTATTGTAACCACGTGTAGCAGTAGCCTTACGTGGCAACCCATCAACAGCATCAAACAAATTGTTAACGTACTTAAAAGCTGAGTTGTAAGTTGAAGCTCCTTGCTTTAAATCAGGCGTCATATTAGAGTCAGTCATTAAGCCATAGACCTGATTAGGCATATCAAGGGGTCGTAATGCACCTTGAAGGATTCTTCCTAGAGGTGGCCCAAAGAAATTTACAAGCCCCTCTGGAACAGTTTTAGACTCCAGCAATTCAGTTCCCCATTCTTTTATAGAACGATCAAAGCCTTTAAGATCACGAACTACCTGACCACCAAGTTGTTTTGCTAACTCTGCAAGCAAGTCTGCAGGTACTTCACTGTATTTAAAATCTGTTATATCGCTACTGTCACCTAAACCATGAGCAAAGATTTGTTCCATAACTCTTATACTAGAGATAGGCCAGTCATAGGTACGATCATTAATAGAACCATCATCATTCCTATCTTGATTCCAAGACAGACCTTCAGAAATTCTTTCCTTTGCAAATGGTACACCTATAGCAATAGCAGACCAACCTGCAGCCATACGTCCAAAGGCTTCAGATCCTTCTTGTGTTACAAAATCTAATTCTTTGCCTGTGGATTTTTGTATTAAAAATCTTGCTGAGTTCACACCAGTAAGATCTGCCATAGTAGCTAATGTAGTATTTAAGAAACTACCAAAGGGTACAACATAACCAACAGCACTTGTATTTGTAACTTGCTCAATCATTCTAGCTGCAGATCGGAACGCATTGTTAGCTGGCAGTGTTGACCAATTAACAGAGGCAGTTTCTCTTAGTGTTCTAAATGCAGCCTTCTCAAGTACTTCAGTTTGAAATTTATCTGTTGCCATCTCTATTGCAGCTTCAGTAGGGTTAGCAAAAAATTTCTCTGGACTTTTACCATAAGCTCTCATGATAGCTTGATTAACATTAGTACCGAATGCCCAAGTTTTACTTATTTCATCTTGCATACGTACCATAGTAAGTGTCTGTGCGCCTTTAGTCACAGCATCAACACCATTGTACAGTTTATTTTTAGGATCAAGATTAAAGTGTGCTGTTGTGTCACGTACACCACCATCACCAGACACATCTCTAAAAAGTTTTTCCATAATTTTAGGATTCATTTCTAGTATTGCTTGGGCATATTCCATAGGAAGTTCTGGTGAAAAAACATCTGTAACTCTACGGACTGCACCTAAAGCAGAGCCATATCCCCTGTTGTACATCTGTTGTGCTTTATCAGCATCACCACGTATATATTTATATACTGCACCCTGACTAATATTAGCGGTAGCAGTAAACATATCAGCAGCAGTGTTTAAACTAACAAGAGAAGCAAAACCTTTTATGTTAGAGCCTGTTGTAGCTAGGTGAGACGTCAACAGTCTTTTATACACCGACAAGAAAAACTCTTGTCGCTTAGGATCATCAGCTTTCTTCACAGACTTACCTGCCATATCATCAGCAAGTTCCGTGGCACTTAAGCCCAGCTTATCCAACCGTGATATCTGTGATGGGGTCCACAAGATTTTACCTGCGGTACTTGTACGCTTTATAAAGTGTTCAGACAAAGCTGCAGCAGTATACTCAAGTCCAAGATTTTCACCAGTTGAACTTTCAAAGTTTTTCATCATCCTTTCAACCGTGTCATCTGAAAGATACTCTATAGCTTGACCATACACACCTGTAATTTTATTTTCTTCTAGCATAGATTTATGTACAACAAACCCAGCTTCTTTTAGTGCTGTATAGTAACCTGTCTTACCAGCATCAGAATCTCCAAACCAAAAACGTTTAAAAAATGTATCAACAAGATCAATATCTACAGACTCTTCTCCTCTAAACTCTATGCCTAATTCAGCTTGATCTTTTACTTCTTCCCAGTTTAAAAACTGTTTAGAGTCTCCTTCAATAATATCAAAGTTATCATCAACAGCTTGAGTTATTGTATCTCTATTAACACGACTATCAACAGCAGCCTTTGCTGCATCAGCGCCTAAGTTTAAAGCAACTTTATCTATTTCTTTGTATGCAAGAAACGTGTCAGATAAAAAATCTGATTTACGTAATTCTTTTACGCCTAGCCCAACACCAAACAAAGCTGGTATTACCATAGCGCCAGCAGCAGCTAACCCCGTCTGTGCCTTACTGTATTTTTCTTGTGCGCCAGCATCTATTAACTGCATCTGTTGACCAACATCAACACCCATATTAATGGCAGCATCAGCAATAGTCATAGGTGCGGCCTTAGCTACTGTAGTTGCTATAGCTTTCTTAGCCGCAGTTGCAGTCATACCATTTTTAAGGTAGGTTTGAAATTGTGCTATCATAGCATTACGAAGCAACAAACCATTTGCCTTAGTAGCACCATAGGTAAATATTTTACCTAAACCAAAAGCAGCTAAGTTTACAGGATCATGTACCGCATTCTTAGCATAATCCCAAGTAGCATCTGCCATTTCAGATAAAGAACCATTACCAGTATAAGCATTACCCATACCTTCAAACAACATATAACCTGCACCAAGTTTTCTTTGTGTATCTTTACTTGCAGAGAGGCCATAGACAACTTCGTTAGCTGTTGTTACACTTTGACCTGCAGCAAAAGATCGTTGATACTCTTGCCAAGTTTCAAACGCATCATCAGCATCCATTGTTGAGTAGTCTCTGGAACCTACAGTAGCACCACCAGAAAGAGCAGTAGCCCCTCTATAGAGATCGTGTGCTAATCCTTGTTGATTACGAGCTGTAAGATTTGCACGGAGAACTTTCATTAATCTTGGGTCTTCAAGTATTTGTTCTTTAGTCAACTCAGCAGCACTAAGATCACCTTCAACAGAGCCATACTCTTTCATCACAGAATTAAGATCTATGAAGTCTCCTGTCTCAACCTCAACAATTCTACTAGGATCATCCGAACCACCAATAGGTTCTTCATAGCCATCTGAAGTTACAAACAAAGGTTCTTCATAGCCATCATCAACCTCTGGTTCAGGTACAGACAGTGGTTGTGCGAAGAGGGGTTCTTCATATTCGTAAGCTAAGTTTCCCAAATTAGTTACCCTCTATACGTATAAGTTTCTGTGATTCTTGGTTAAAGACAGTTGCTGGCGGTTTAATTACACCAATATCAATAAGCCTTTGAGCAACGGCTCTATTAGGCACTGTCATAGGTACGGCCTCAGCCTTCC